TCTTTTTATTTCAGTATCTAAATAAACTAAAGCCTTTTTAGACTTTCTATTTGTTTCTTTTGGAAAATGAAATTCTATAACATAATCCCAGGTTTTGGATTCAATTAACCATTTATAAAACTTTAAGATGATTAAATAATTATTAATATATTCAAGTTTAGTTTTGGGAAAAATTGTAATATTAAAAAGTTTACAATATTTTGGTATATATTCTTTCAAAGCAAAAATAATGGCAATTGAATGACAAACTCCGTCGTCGCTTTCATTGTTTAATAAATTACATTCAAAAGTTCCATATGCTTTAAAATCTTTAATATAAAAGTAATGACCATCTTTACTATTTCCTTTAAAACAAATACATTTGTTATCTATATTTATTCTCAATTCTTCTTTTGTTCCAAGTTTATAAAATAAATCTTGAATAACATCTAAATTAAAGTATTGCCACATATTATCATACATATTCTCTAAGAACTCTTTAGAAAATTTTATTCCTTTGAGTTTAGGATAAGTATTCATAATTTTTAAGATTTTTAGTCTTAAAAATTAATTTTATTTATGATCGTATAATTCCATAAATAGTTTTATCATCTACAAAACTATCTTTATCAAAGTTATAAAAGCACTCTTGACCTGATTCATTCTCAAAATTAAACATATCTATACCATTTCTTAAACAAATGGATCTAAATTGATTTTCAGCATTCCAATAATGACTCGGTTCTAATTCATGTCCTTTCTTAGCATACTCATTAATAATATTTGATATAATATCCATATTGTCTCTTTTAGTTATATAAATTAGATTAGCTCTTATAACAAATACAAATTTTTCATTTTTTAAATATTCAAAAATATTTCTAATCTCATTCTTAATTATTTTTTTATTTTGATTTATAAAATCTGGAAATATATAAGAGTTTATTATTTTATTTGTAGTATCTAATATATTCTCACTTTGATATAAACTTAATTTTTTATTAAAACTTTCTTTAGAAAAATTAAAGATATCAAGATTTAGTTTTTTAAAAAGTATTGTATCAGTTCGAAATCTCATTACGTAATCAAATTTTAAATTATTCACATTTTCAAATTCTATCATACTTAAATAACTTTGATATATTTGAAAATGTTCAATTAAAGTTCCACTACTTTTTAAATAATTTTTTATATTTTCGGTTTCTTTTACCCTGTTATAATCTATTTTTTGTTTCAGATAATTTAAACCTCTATGATCCAAATTATAAAAATTAAAATTATTAAGAATATTATTGGAAATATTAATATATTCTCAAATGTTAAAAAAAATAGTGAATATTGTTTTAAACATCAAAAATAAATTATAATTTTTAATCAAAAATTATAATACTACTTTAAATTACACTATCTTTGTAATTAACATTATATCTCTGGTTATGGAAGTCCCAATATTCATCACACCCTACTTTAAAATCATTTCCAACAGGTTTCGCTTTATACCAAAAAATACAATCTTCAAGTTTGTTTGATGTTGTTGCATTATGAATGTAAAGAGCAGTATAATCATTAGTAATTTGATCCATAATTTCACAGAACATCCCAAAGTCAGGAATTACACCAGCATAATTTTCCCATAAAGCTCTTCTATTACGAAGATTAGTTTCTCTTAAAATAAATGTACCATCAATATTTGTTCTAATAACAGGTTTTACATCCAAACAATACTGTAGCGAAAGGATAAACCAGGTTTTCCAGTGTCTCCCGTTTTTGAAGATACCATGAAATAAAGGGTCATTGAAAATCTTAGGGTCATCAGTGCAATCATCTAAAAGTAAAATTGACCATGGATTTTGAATATGTTCTTTAGCTAATTTTTGTCTTTTAATAAAATCTTCTAATTTATCTCTATGAAGTTTATTATAAACGAAAGTAGGAGGAAACATTTGAGAATAATGATGATTGGAATCCTCAGTTCCACTCATAACAATTCCGGATGAAAATATAGCTTGTTTGGAGTATAACAAACTCGTAATCATCGTACTCTTACCTGTACCCGGTTTACCAATTATAACAATTTTACTTCCACCTTGTTCAGGTTTATTCATTCTTTCAAAAGAGGGAGCAATGATATCGGGATCGAGTTCTTTGATTCTAAGAGTTATCGTATTTTCTTTACTCATTTTAAATAATTTGATATTATTTTATTAAATCTTTATATAAATAAATGTCAAAATTTGGAACTTTTATTACAATCTTCTTTGCAGTATTAAATTTAGTTTTTTCAGGAATAAATTATTATAGAATAAATCAGGTTTATAATAATCCAAATGTAGAAAAAAGATTAGAAGATCTTAAAGGAGTCAAAGATTATTCTATGCATATTATTGTGGTTTTTTTCTTACAATTAATTACAATCGTATATGCTTCTATGAAAGACTAAATTATTTTAATTGTTATTAAAATAATTTTAAAAAGACAAAATATCTAATCCTCCTGAAATCAATCTATTTCCATTCTCAAGTTCTAATCGATAAAATTTATTCATATTATTAGGATAAATACTAAACTCAATTTCTTTATAATTTTTAACACAATCAGTTCTGATAACTAAAAATTTAGTAGGAATAACCTTAATATCACCATAAATATATACTTTAAAAATCTTTACAATCTTGCTTCCATTATAAGAAAACAAATCTCTCTTACCAGCACCTAACCCTAATGAACGTGCTAAAAATACAATTTGATTTGCAACATTTTCATCTTTAATTCTCATTTCAAAACAATGTGTATCAGATTCAAAAAGACCACATCCATCAATAATTCCAGATAACAATTCTAATCTCTTCTTTGTGCTATTATAAATATATTGATTATGAATTACATTTGAAGGAATATTATTTTCAAAAGGTGTATCATAAGTGTATCTATAAATTTTCTTTAATTCTTCCCATCTTTCTTCATTAGTAGCAGTGCTTTTATTATCAGCTAAATATAAACCATAAAAATAAGGCTCCAGTTCTGTTTCTTTTTCATCAAAATCTAATGAAATTCGAATTAACTTATAGTTGTTGATATCATAACCCTCTGATACATTATGTTGTTCAATAATATCTTTGATTAATTTGACTTCAATATTATTTGTTGCTTTATTTCTAACTACAACTCTACCATTATAACACGTATTGTATTGTTCTCCTTTATCATTAGGGACAATTGTAAAAGTATTATCATATACCTCTACATTAGATTTAACCATAACTGGTTTTTTATTTTCATTTAACACAATATCTCCTTCTTTAATATCTTGAATTTTTTTAATACTAAAATCATGCATAAGAACATTAGTATCTACGCCAAAACCTGCATACATTTTTAAATAAGAATATGAATGTTTAAATTAAATTTTCTTCCCATTCTATTTGCGCGACCTACTATCTGTGTTTTTAAATCTTCTGTCATGTCATGATATAATATGATATCTGTGGTCATCTCCAAGTTTATACCTGCTCCATTAAATCTTCCATTCAAAAATATAACTGATTCTTCTCCTGTTCTAAATTTTAATAGTTTTTTATCTTTTGAAGCTTTTGTTCCTGATAATTCCATAACATTAATTGATTCTTCTTTACATGCATTCCTAATTATATTAAAAGTCTCATCATAATTTGAAAAGATAATGAACTTACTTTCTTTATTATTCTTTCGAGCATTTTTAATAATCTTTTTAATAGTATCTGGTTTTGATAATACTTTTTCTTCTTTGATTTCTTCTTTTCTTTCAACATTTTTCTTTTCTTCCTTTTCGCCATCATTGACATAAATGAGACTTTTAACCTCAAGTTTACTTCTACACATGGGACATGTATTTTTATTTTTTAACCAACTTAATAGACATCCTCCACAAAATATATTTTGACAACAAGGAGACATTACAGGTCCTTCTAAATCACATCTACAAATTGGACATTCCTCTTTCAAAATATTTTGATATTTATCTTTGATTTCTTTAATGTCTTTCTCAAGTTGTTCTTTTCTTTCTGTCCACTTTTTGAATTCATTCTTATTTTCTGGTTTATCTTTATAATAATTAATCTTCAATTCTGTGAGTTCAAGTTCATTGTTCTTTTTTCTAGTGACAATATCAATCAAAGAACCATCTGTAGACTTTCCTCCTAAATGGTGAATAGCACCTTTGATATCACCAGCTTCAATCATTTC